AGTTCGTAGCTTCGTAAAGGTCGCACGGTCCATTTCTTTGAAACCTTTTCGTTTCACAAAGACGGTTCGGTCACTACCCATACGAGCCACATCTACGCCAACCTCCACGCCGCCTTCCGGCACAACTTCCCGCGTCATAGCTTCCATGACCTGCTTTGCGGTGATAATATTGCGGTCTGTCTGGTTTAGAGCTTGCCCCAAATAATCGTGAGCATAGACTTCCGGCTCATAAAGCTTCGTATACTCGATTTCGCGTTTGATTTCTGGTGACAGCCACCCATACTTCTCGGCAATTCGATAATCGGTCTTTAAGTGCCACACATCTTCTCTCGGCGGATCCGTGATAAACTTCTTGATGACCGGATCCAAATCGGTGATACGGTTGAGCGTGAAAATAATTTTCGAGCCAGCCTTGCGGATTGTAGGTATCAAAATACGCAGCGATTTTTCGGAAATAAGCTGCGCTTCATCCACCCAGACATACTCGATACCTTCAAGACCTTTAATCGTCGCCTCGGTGTTCTTTTCCAGACCTTTGAAAATAATCTTAGAATTCGTCACGGTATTCGTGATTTCTTTTTCTGTCCACCGGTAATCAGTAAAGCCATACTGCGTAGCTAAGTCGACCAGCAATTGATAGCTGGAGTCCGAAATGTTGGCTTGGAATTGACGCAGGCACGCAATGCGCGCTTCCTTTGCACGCCCCCATAATAGCAGAATTCGTGCCACTGTATGAGATTTCAGGGAATAACGCCCACCTTCGATGACGGCATACCGCCACCAATCCTCAGACAACGGCTTAAACTCACTTGGCAGCTGAACTTTTACTCTTTCCGGTTGCATCGTTATCTTTGCCCTCCAGAAATTCTACCAATGCCACAGGCGCGATGGTTTGACCGTTAGAAGTCAAGTCGACACGGCTTTTCTTGCCGAAAATGCGATCTAATACTTCGAGAATAGCCGACAACCCTTCTTTTTTCACCGCCAAAATCACACGCTGGTAGATCCAGCCATATTCCGGCTGGTCCTCTTCCGCCTTTTTCAGCCGTTCCTGCGCATCTGCGTCAGACTTACAGCAAATCGCTTCCAGCATTACCTCATAAATCCGTGCCTCGACTTCTGGCGAAACTTCTCGCCCCAATTCTTTCAAGACGGTCGCGAGCTTCTTTTTTCTACCATTTTTCTTTGGTTGGTTCTCGCTCGAAAAACGAACACCGTCTGGCATCTTCCGCGTTTTCGCCTCGTTTTTAGCCTTTGCGCGTTCGGGTTTCTTTGCCTTGGCGACCTTGCGCTTCGGCTTTTCTACCTCACGCACATAGGTGCCATCGGTCGGGTCATGAATATACTTTTTCCCGTCTATTATTTTTTCGCTCATTTCTCATCCTCTTCTTATACCATCTTATCATATCCCGCTTATGCGGTCCGCTTTTAAGCTTCTCGATAGATGTCGGTAGTTTTAATTTCATATTGCTGGTGTTCCTTCCTGCCAGCCTTCTTCATCGCCATGCGTAAATTTGTACCAGCGTTTTCGGATTACATCGCAATATTTCGGGTCCAATTCGCACCCAAAGCACCTGCGTCCAGTCTGCTCACAAGCAATTAAGGTAGAACCAGAGCCTAGGAATGGGTCGAACACAATATCGCCCACCTCGGACATTGCCAGCACACCTTTTGCACATAATCCCACCGGCTTCATGGTTGGATGCTCCTTGCTGGCGTTTGGCTTTGCAAAGAACCAAGTATTCGATAACTTCCGATTATTTTGGAATTTGCCATTACCACGAGCATAGAGCGCAACCTGCCCTTCACCATCGTCTGTCGGATTATCCTTGTCGTACGAACCTTCCGCCACGCCGTAGATCGCCGGCTCGGTCGCATATTGAAAATCAGCATGCCCAAGAGTAAAGCGGTCTTTCACCCACACGATGAGCTGGCGGAATTTCAGCCCGTTGGCATTGAATGCATCCCACAAAGTGAAAAGCTCTCGGTCACTCATCCAACTAATTACGCCCCCCCCCGCGGCTGTATTTTCAGCAACGACATTGAACGCTCGACTCAGGAAATCGATAAAATCCTCCCGCGCCATTTTGTCGTTCTTGATCGATTTACCGTCTGCGGACTTATACGCCACATTGTACGGCGGATCCGTAAATGTACAGGTCGCCTGCTTGTCGCCAAACAGCTTCCGCACCTTTTCGTCATCATCGAATGAGCCACAAAATACCAGATGGTCGCCCAAGCGGTAAATATCACCGACCACCGAATAGGTATTTTCCTCGTCAATCGGGTCAGGTTCGTCCTCGATGATTTCTTTGTGCGGTTTGAATTCATCCACGCCCCATTCGCTCAAATCCTCCGCATCCCAATCGCTCTCTAGCAAATCTAAATCCCATTCGCCCAGTTCAACATTATCACGAATGGTGATTTCTCGCTCACGCTCCTCGCTTAGCCCGTGCAAAACCACCACCGGCACTTCAGACAGCCCCGCCGTCTTTGCAGCGCGAAGTCTTTGATTGCCGGCAATGATTACCAGCTTACCGGTTCGGTCAGAGCAGATAATTGGTCGCGCCTCGAAATAATCAGGATTGGCTTTGATAGATTTCACAAGCTTTTCCATATTTTCTTTGCTGATTTTGCGCGGATTTCTTTCTAAATGGCTCAGCTCGTCAAGCGGTTTGTATTCGACAATATGCTCCACTTTTTTCATTTCACCTCCTTAATATAATCAATTACCTGCATAATCCACGCACGCTCATGCGGTTGTAATTTCCCAGACGAATGGATGGTTCGCAATTTGTTCATCATCTCATTCTTTCGTTTTTCTTCGTCAGTCATTTTCGTACCTCCCATCTTTTCCAAAACCCTTTGCGAGTTTTATATCGAGCGATTACTCGACCCATAATTTCGTAATCGTGTGCCGGCAGAGCATAAACTATCACACCTGCACCGGCATTAGGATCGCTAAAATTAGCTAAGGCAATTTCGCCGGTATTTTTATCCCTGACTTTCTCCATCGCCAATCTCCTTTCTCCATTCTCACTTCACCAAAATCAAAATAAAGATTGCGAGTGCGAGCGCAAACATAAGCCATCCCAACTTTCTCGTCGCATCGTCAATGTAATTCATAAGCTCATACGCCACATTTTGAACTTCGTCGATACAATCCTCATTTTCATCGTCTAGCACCTCGATTTTCGGCTTCTTGTCGTGGTTTCCGGCGTATTTGAACACATACTCATCATAGCTTTCAGTTTTGCGAATACGGCACGCAGTCGACACGCCGATGCCGAATTTCTTGGCGGTTGGCGCATCGTCTTTGCAAGTTTTGTCGGCGGCTTTCACCTTCCGCCATAATTGTTCCGTGATTTTGCTAACTCTTTTCATTTTTTCACCTTTCTTTCTTGATTTTGCCCAGTCCCCACCCATCCTCCCCACGCTAGGTGGAAAAACAAGTTCTGCGAGCCGAATAGAGTGTCATTAGCGGGAGTTTGAAATCGGGTGAGCACAAACCCCCTTGGCTCATGCAAAGGTGCCTAGTCGCCTACACACTGCGAGTGTGGCTTCTACTGTTCCAGAGCCGGCGGATATGCTCATAACAGCGCAAAGCATATCCTGCACTGCCGTCATTTAAGATTAAGGTCATACATTTTACACAATCTGGACGGCTTCCGATCCGCAAGCTTGTACTAGCGTGCTCTTCATGGGCAGGGGCGGGGCAAAACCAAATTATTAAATTACATCTTAGCTTGATAATGGTGTCTATTTCGTCACTGCCCCTCCTTTTCCATGTCCATAAACCCTTCCGTAGATGCGATAACATCATCATCGGTCTTGATTTTCTTAAGGTCACGCCGCGCATTAAAAATGGAGCCGACGGCATTTTTGAGCCTTTCGCACTCCGCATCTGTCGAAATCCCACTCACCAATTTATTGATTAATTTTATTCTCGTTTCGATTGGTTCCTCTTCATAGAACCTAGAGTCATTATTCTTCTTTCTCCTGAAACACATTTTTTACCTCCTTTGATTGATTTATTGCCTTTTCGGCTTCTTCTTTTGTGGCGTATACGCCTAGCACCTTCCATACTCCAGGCGATCGTAGCTTTTCGGCATACCATCGCCCAGAGTAATCAATTGTTCGATATTCGTCCTCTTTCACGCCTCCTCTCCCACTTCTGATGTCGCTTCTAACCCGCAGAACCCACGCGCTGCTTCATTCAACGCACGAGCCTCACCAACGGTCAAATCCTTGAACCATAAATTAGTATTGCCCACGCCTTGCCTCCTCTCGTTCTCGATACTCCTCGCGAGCATCGCGGTTCCATTCCTCGACCAGCTCCATCGCCTTCGGCTCAAGCTCTTCCGCAGCCATCGTCAAATGCTTCATAATGATGTCGCCTTCCTCTTCGGTTGGTTCCGCATGTCCCAAAGGCATATCTTCGTACATCCACTCGGCAAAGCACTCGCA